CCTGCGCTACTAAAGGGTTGGCATGGATATCCACCAATGAGTCCGTGTACTTTTCCACGAAACTCTGATGCAGGGAAGGTTTTAAGATCCGAGTAGATAGGGCAGTTAGCCATGAGTTTCTGTTCAGTCTTCGCAACCAGGTTTGCTTGGACGAAGGCTTCGATCTCCACATTGCAGACGACTCTAAGATCCATGCCTGCTCGTCTAAGTCCAAGTTCAAGCCCTCCGTATCCGGTACAAAAGCTGATAATGTTTTGGGTACTATCCACATTTCACCACCTCCCATACATCCTTCTCCAGATGCTTCAACGGAATCACTTCACCCAACTTCAAATACTTATCCGGTTTGCATCGAAACCGTCCATGACTCCCATCCGCAAATTCAACCAACCTTAAAAATTTATTCTGAGGGATTGCATATATCTTACCCATCCGCTCATCACTCTCCTCCACCATTCTGCGAACCTCTTCAATCGGAGCCTTTACCTCCTCAATCATTTCATCCACCTCCGCAAGTTCCTCCTTTATCTCTTCCTCCCCTTCCATCTCCATCAAATGCGCAACCATCTTTCTCGATATCCGATTGCCATGAACACAAGTACGCATCGTACTCTTCTTAATCCCCATCATCTTCGCAAATTCATCCCTTGTAATCCCATGCTTCCTTAAAATCCGCATACAATCCTTACCACTCAACTTTGTCGCCATTCGTACTCTTTTGTAGTTTACTATCGACAAGTCAACACTTTTTCACAAAATTATACAACATGCCAAGAGGGATACCCAAAAAGCTCAAACCATTCGATGAAAAGCTAAAGTCCAAGGTGATCACTTCCGCCGCCCGTATCGCCGCGCGTCAATCAAGTCCAAAGAGAGAATCTGAAGAAATGGAATTATCCGCAAAAGAGGAAGAACATAGACTACGAATCCATAACGCTCTCAAGTACGGAATGGATATGACCGAGCAACAATTCCTAAATGCAGTATCCAAGAAGCTCTCACACATGGTGGCCGACTCCCTTAACGATCTCCACGATTCAATCGATCAAATACCACCCCAGAATAAAGCCTATGCAGTAGGTATGCTATTCGATAAATTTATGACCGTCTCCGGTAGACCCACCAATATCACAGCTTCCGCAAATGTAAAACTTGGCGCCTCAGATATGTCACCCGATAAGGTACGCTCCATTCTAAAAGGGGCAAAGAAGGCCGCAGAAGCCATGCCTACCGAAGCATCCGAAGAAAAGGTCATAGAGGTGACCGATGAAGAATAAAGGCACTCTATACGAGCAAATCTTCTTCCATGAAGCACTAGCTCGAAACTATGAAGTCTTTACACCATTAGGGGATTATCTACCCCAGGACTGCCTAGTCATGAATCAGGCAGGGAAAATCTATAAGGTTCAAATCAAAGGGACCGCAGATAAGGTTGCGGATAAATCACGCGGGGGAATGGGAAGATATATGATCACCACATCCGCAGGGGCATCATCCAAGAAAACCATCGACCCCTCCAAAGTCGATATCCTTGCCGCCTATGTTGCCGCAGTTCCAACCTGGTACATCATTCCCATACTATCCATCGACTCTGCCGTGCGGATCTCACTATATCCACACAATCCGGTATCCAAGGCAAAGCATGAGAAGTACCGAGAGGATTGGGACTGCTTTAAGCAGTAACTGCATTGTTGTAAGTGGTTGCCAATCAACATTACCGAAGTTTTTTCCAGAAATAAACAAGCGAAAATGCGTGACAATGGGCAATGCTTTAAGCAGTAACTACGAAGGGTTACGAGGTTTAATTGGCGCAATTGGCGCAATTGGCAATTGGCAAAAGCTTGGGATTTGACGCGAAGGCGGTGCTTTGCGGTAGGGGCGTTATGGCGAAAAATTTCGTGGGGGGTGTGATGATAATATAGAAATTAGCGCGGACGGCGCCGGACCCCCTCCCCCCCGTCTGTGCTGTAAATACCTGTTTTTGCAGTAATTAAAGCAAAGCAGTTGTTTTTTAATATACTGCTAAAGCCCTAGAATTGGGGGCTTCCGTCTTTTCGCTCATCTCGCAAGGGTAATCCATGCCCCAGAAATGCACGAATTGCGATTCCTGGAACGCATTGGATTTAATAACGCAAACTCTTTGCATTAAGCTTATTGCAAGTAACTTGCATTAAGAAAAAAAGCTTTCTCCGGGTAGAAATGAATCACCTACCCTATTCCCAATCCCCACAATCTCAATACCTGCACTAGTTATGTATTTGGCATATTTACTCTCCTTATGCTTTTTTACCTGGTTGCTATGTTTCTTGTATTTGTGCCGATTGACGTTGGTTGTCAGATAATGTAGTTTTGTGCTTGACTCGATGTAAAAGCTATGGTTTTGTGATCGAATCCAAGGGTGCGGTAATGATGCCAATCCCGCTAAAATACTAAAGAAAAGAAATATATATTATGAATAAAGAAGATATTATCAAAGCGCTAGAATCAAGCAAAGCTCGTTCCGCTTGGTCTAAAGGTGTTAAAGAATACGCAATTGATTTAATCGATGGACTTGATGATTGCGTAAACATTACAAAAGAAAAGCTTCTCAATGGCGCAAGAACTTGGAGTGAGTTTAGTTATGGTGGATGCGCATTAATTTATGATGCTGACATTGCCGAAGCTCTTTGCACTCCCTCAGAATTAAAATCAAGGCAAGGTGGCAAATGGCAACCAAGTAAAAACGAAACTTGGCTAGATGTTCAAGCTAGGGCTTTGCATCAAGCTTCTTCTCTTATCCTTAGAACTACAAAACAAATTTGAAGATAAGATGCATTACGAAATATCAATTATACTATTAGCTCCATACGCCATCGCGGGAGCTTGGATTGCAATACAAACACTACTTACAAGAAAGAACTAATATGAATCCTACACAAGCAAACCGAGCATATCTAAAAATGAAACGCAAACTCATGGAACGCATGGGATATTCAAGCGTGGATATTCCTACATTACGTAATGTGCATCCAGAGTTTATGTATGCCAAACAAAGGTTAATCAATGCAACCAAGGAGAAACTAGCATGAGTTACAAAGAAGAACATCCCGATTGGATTGCACCAAGTGATTTTAGCTTGGATGAATTAGAGAAACTAGGATTTGAGGATATCTCATGGCACAATGATGCTTGCCCATTCTTTGAGAATGAGAAACACGGATTAAATCTGCATGTCGATTATCCACAAGAATTAAGCGATTTACCAAGAAATCCACATGTGAGGTATCACTTATTCCAATACGATTACGATCAAGAGCGGAAGGAATACGATCAAAGCGGATGGAATTCAGATTTGCTCATCTCATCCAATATCTTCGCGGATATCATCAAAGCAATAAAGGAGAAACTAGCATGAAAGATTTAATACAACTTACAATAGATTATGGCGATGGAAACACCGAATCCATGATAGTCACAAAAGAGAGCAATGCATACACAACCATGTTAGCTTATGCAGAGCAAAATGATTACGCCATTGATGAGAAACCATATCTTTCTGATGCGGAGATAAGCGCGCTTAAAGTTGCGCTTGATTGGGAGATTGAATCCTTAGAATGCGAGGATGATGGCGGAGGGGAAAGACTAAAATCAATTATTAGCATTAAGGAGAAACTAGCATGATCCACGCAAGTAAACTATTCCCCCAAGCTCTTAAAGAAGCCTTTGAACAAGGTGAGAGAGCGCGGAAAGAGAGAGAGAGAAAGGAGCGCAAGGCGAGTGATCGTGAAACGATCAGCGCTAAGCGTAAAGAGCGCGCACGCGCAAAGCAATTAACACTAAACCTATAAATAACAAAGAAAGAAAAAATACTATGAACGATACAAAAGAGAAACACGCTTTGCAAATTGTCATTAATGAAGCAGAGATTTCCGCATTAGGAGATGGTGATTTGCGTGTCCTAAAAGCGGTAGAGATAACAAAGGCCAACGCGCGCTTGATCGCGGCGGCTCCGGAGCTATTGGAGCAATGCAAGCTATTCGAGAAAGTGCTGAGGGCTTGCATCATGGCGGGGGTTACCTGGTATGAAAGGAGAAATGCGATGAGTGTAATAACATATTCTCCTGTGTAACTGTGTTACTGTGTGTACTGTGTGTCTGTGTTGCTTTTTTAACTTCTTGATACCATACCCCCTAGAAAAGCGTTTTGTTTCTCAACATGAGTCTTTACCCTCGTAAGAGATCAAAACGCTTTCTAGGGTACAATGCTGTAGCTTAAACGGCATTTCTGTAATTTATGTAATGTATCGTAATCTTTTGTAGTCAATATATATCCGCATCATCATTTAGACTAGGCTCCTGATGCGCTTGGAAGCGTCCAAGACTCTTTTGAAACTCAACAAAGGTGCAAAGGTCATTCTCACCTCCGCGGTTCTTTGCGACATGGACCCTAATCTTTTCCTTCAGCGGATTATCCTTGGATTCAGAGCTAAGGAGAAATGCGGTGTCGCAATCCTGCTCAATACTTCCAGACTCGCGGAGATCAGAGAGCATAGGTTTCCGGTTCTGCGCTTCAAGCGCTCGGTTGAGTTGAGAAAGGGCGAGGATTGGAATCTCAAGTTGGAGTGATATTTGTTTTAGGCTACGAGAAATGTGGGTTACTTCCTCCACCCTTGATTTGTATCCAGGTGCGGAAAGGAGTTGAAGGTAATCAATCACCGCCAGTCCGACACCTCCCTTCGCTCGCTCCTGGACCAGAAAGGCACGGAAAGAGTCAAGGGTAGCTTCCGCATCATCTTTGAATGTGATGGGCCAATGCTTCATTCTTTGCTTTGCATCTTCTAATTTCTTCTTGTGGGCGGGGAGTAAGTCTCCCTTTTGGCGCGGACGAGAAACCCCGCTTTCGCGGGAGAGCAATCGTCCTGCACATTCTGATGCTGACATTTCGAGGGAAGCGTAAGCAATGCGGTATCCTCGCTTTGCAATCTCATGGGAGAAATGAATCGCAAGTGCGCTCTTTCCGATACCTGGTCTTGCGGCAAGGACATAAAGTTTACCGGGTTGGAAACCTCCGCTTAGTGCTTTATCAAGCTTTGAGAAGGATGTGGAAATTGCGG